CTCTGGAGTCCACACTGCTTTTAACTTACGAGTTTTAGCGATGATAGGAATAGATTTCAATGCAATATCTAATTCAGGAATGTCTATATCTGCTTCTGGGTTTGCATCAATATTAGCAGCAGTTGCTTCAAAATCACCACGACTGTAGTTATTTGCAGCTTCTTTGTGATATTTCACAATTACACTTGCAGGTGGGCCAGCAGCAGATTTCTTAACAATAAATGTTACATTTGTGCTAGCAGCATTCTTACTTGTGTATGCTGGATAAAATTGATCAAAATTAGTACCTGAGATTGAGAAAGCACGAATGCCGTCTTTATCAAATGATACCAAGTCATCCGAATGAACTGTAATTTGTACCAAACCATTATCAGCTACATGGCCAATGGCCACAGAAGCAGATAAATCTGGTTCCCAACCAACATCACTCCATGCTACTGAAGCAGTTGCAAATGCATTATTTGCAGCTGTTGTCGCAATAGCCAGAGTATCTGAGGTTACATCATTCACAGAATATCCGAATTTACCAGCACCATACAAACCACCACTTGCATCGCCAGATCCACTTGTGTTACCATGTACATCTGAGTCTTCAGTATGTTGGCCAGTTTGTGCTGTACCGTATTTAAAGTCAAGATAGAAAATAAGACCTGAAGGTAGGTTCATTGGTTGAACAGAAACGAATTCCTGTGCTGCCAATTCACCAAAGATTCTACGAACCAATGGTAAAGCTACACCACTCCACTCTTCTGAAGAAGCTCCGCCTGTGCGGGAAGCTTCGTCAATCAACTGTCGTGCTTGGTTCTCTAAGAGAACTGCCATTCCATTTACTTCATGTTCTGCTTTCATGCCTTCTAAAAGGCCTGTCGGCTCCCATTTCTTGACTAACTTACGAGTTTGTTCTAATAGTTGTCTTTGTGGATTATATCCTTTCATCAAAGATTCTATTGTTGAAGTTCTTTTACTCATTATAGTCTCCTAATAGTAAAATTTGTTAAATTATGTTAGCTAACTTCTTAAATCGAGCTCTTACATCAGCACCTTCAGAAATTACTTTCTTACTTGGTTTAGTTGATGCAACTGCTTTCGAACTTGAGCCTTTAGTCTCTTTAACAGGACCACGAGTACTTTTAAAAGATTCAGCAAGTGTTGAATACACAAGTTTAATCTCTCTAATATTCTTAGTTCTATCAAAAGTTTCTACGACTTTCATTTTCTGCTCATTGGATAAACCAAATACGCGGAAAAGTTTGTTCGAGAACAATAGTTTCGCATTCAATAGGTTAACTTCATTTAGTTTAGCACGAAGATATTTTACAACATCCCTATGCTCTTTTAGTTCTGCTTTAAGTTTAGCATTTTCTTCCACCTCGTCATCTTCATCAGATACTTCATCTTCTTCAGAAAGTGCTCTTAACACTTCTTCTAAATCGATGTCGTCATCTTCATCAGATACTTCATCTTCTTCTTTGACAATTTCGTCCTCATCATTTTCCTTACCAGCTTCGGAATCACTTCCTTCGCCTTCAGGACCTTGAGCACCCGTCTTAGAAGAATCTGCAGCGTCTTTGTTGACTTTATTATCAGCATCACCAATATCAGAAGAGACATCGTTTTCGTCTACAGAATCATCAGGTTGTTCAGCAGCAGGTACTTCTTCAGCACCATCTTCTACATCTTCATCCTCATATTCTTCAGAAACTTCGTCTTCTAATTCGCGAAGGATAGCTTCAAGGTCGAGTTCATCATCGTCTTCATCAGACAATTCATCTTCCTCAGCAATTTCCTCTTCGTCATCCTCATCTGCCAATTCATCTTGTTCATTAGGCATCTCAGTAGAAATTGGGTCTTCAGCAGCTTCTTCGTCATCTGGTACTTCAGCTTCTTCAACTTCATCACCATCTTCATCTTCATGCTCTGTTTCAGATACAGGACCACCTTCTTCATCTGATGCAGGATCAACTACATCATCTTCATCTTCGAGTTCTTGCTCTTCAACTTCTGCTTCATCACCATCTTCATCTTCAATTTCAGATTGGATTTTCTTTGCC